GTTACAATAACCATGCCTCGGCTTTCTGCCGTTATACCTTTATGCCGTTCCCCGGCCAAAATCTAGCGATATAACAATGCTTTGGCCTCTGATATTGTCGAGCAAGCCCTAAAGGGCTACACAAGCGCAAAGGATTATTGGTCGCAGATATATTCTGCGGCCAAGGATGATCTGTTGTTTTTGTCCGATCAACCCGGCGCACAATGGGACAGCAGGGCGTACAACAATCGCATTAAAAAAAACAAGCCAGCATTGCAGATCGACCGCCTGACGCAGTACGTCAATCAGGTTTCAAACGATGTTCGCATGAACACGCCTTCGATTAATGTTATTCCTCATGCAAACGGTGCGGACATTGAGACAGCCGAAATATACCAAGGTTTAATCCGCGACATTGAGCAAAAAAGTCGTGCTGATGATGCATATGATTACGCGGTAAACAGCTCAATCAAATGCTCTATTGGCTTTATTCGCGTTGACCACAAAATTAAAGACGTAATGAGTGTTGACGAGGAACAGGTTTTATACATCGACCGCGTTGTCAATCCGCTTTCTATTTACATCGACCCTAATTCCGTTGCGCCTGATGGTTCTGATGCGCGGTGTGCTTGGGTTTTAGATGAAATATCCGTTGATGAATTTAAGAAAAAATACCCTAAAGCCAGCCCCGTTTCGTTTGAGCATGAATCCAAAGGGCGCGAGGCAAAAGACGGCGAACAAATAACTCTTTGTGAATATTTCAAAGTTAAAGATGTTCCAATCACAATTGCAAAACTTTCCGATGGCAGGGTGATAGAAGCGCAAGAAGGCGCACCGATTGACGCGGTGCAATTTAAAGAAGGCACAAAGCGCGTTGTTTATCGCTATCACATGTCAGGCGACGAAATTTTAGAAGAAACCACATTCCCCGGCGAATACATTCCGATTGTGCCAGTATATGGCGAGGAAGCTTGGCGCGATGGCAAGCGGTTTATTTACAGCCTGATACGCAAATCTAAAGACCCGCAAAAACGTTATAATTACTGGGCCAGCGTTGAAGCTGAAATGCTTATGAAAGCCAATAAAGCAACGGTCATTGCGGTTGGTGGCACGACTGAGAATTACGCAAACGATTACATCAATCCTGATGATGCGATTGTGCTGCGGTACGATCAAGTGGACGCAAAAGGCAACCCCGCGCCACCTCCGCAGTTCAATAGCGGCCCCGGCATACCGTCCGGCGTTGTGCAAGCCATGATGCACGCGGCAGAGGATATTAAAGCAACCTTGGGGCTTTATGACGCATTTGTGGGGCAAAGATCAAATGAAACATCGGGCGTGGCAATTCGCCAGCGTAAAATGGAAGGCGACCGTGCGGTTTATCATTTTGGGGATAACCTTGTGCGCTCTATTACGCAGGTCGGGCGCATCTTGGTATCGGCTATTCCGGTTATTTACAACCAGCCGCGCATTGTTTCGATTATTGGCAAAGAAGAAGATTCGGACACCGTAGGCATTAACGGCGCGATTGTTGATGGGCAAGAGCGCGCGTATTTCTTGGCTGAGGGTCAGTACAATGTCATCGTGACCACGGGCGCAAGCTACGCCACGCAGCGCGAGGAAGCCGCCGAGTTTTTCCAGCAAGTCATCCAATCGCAGCCTGCGCTTATGCAAGTGGCTGGCGACCTCATGTTTAAATACATGGATTTTCCCGGTGCACAGGCATTGGCCGAGCGCATCAAGAAAACCATTCCGCCGCAGTTGCTAGAAGATGCAGGCGAAGACCCGCAAGTCGTTGCGCTTTCGCAGGAAAACGAGCAATTGAAACAAGCATTAGCCGCAATGCAGGCCGAATTGCAAAGCAAGCAAGGCGAGATGGAAATTAAGGTTATGGCTGAGCAAAACGATGTTCAGGAAAGTCAAGCCAAAAACCAAATTGAAATTGCCAAGCTGCAATTAGAGCAGCAGAAAATCAAGCTTGAGGGTGAGCTTAAGTTGATGGATATGGAATTAAAAGCGCGTGAAATTGCGCTCAAAGAGACACAGGCCGCACTTATGGCCGCGCAGCCTTACGCTGTGAACGGTATGCCGCAATCAAGCGGTTATTAGGGAGAAGAAGAATGGAACTAGACAATCAAACAGCAGGGCAAGAAATCGTGCAAGATGCAGCGGTTACAGATGCACCTGTTGCTGATGCTGAAGTGAAAGACAATGCCGAATTGCCAGAGGCAGAGGGCGACAATGCCCCTGATAATGATGAGGGCACTGAATTACACAAAATTCGCAAAGCTCTTGAGAAGCGTAATCGTTATAACAATAACTTGCGTAATCGCATCCGTTCTTTAGAAGCCGAAATTGAAAAAACTAAAAACAACTCTGCCAACAAGCAAGCCGCGCCCGAATTGGAAAAATTCGACAGCGTGCTTGATTACATGAAAGCAGATCAGAATTTTAACCTAGACCAGAAATTGGCTGAACAAGCGCAAAAGGCACAAATTGCCGCACTTGAACAGCAACAAAGCGCAGCAGTTAACCAGCACGTTGAAGCCGTGGCCGCACAGGTTAGTGAATTGCTTACTAGCAATCCTGATTTTAAGTCGGTTGTGACCTCTAACGCGCAAGTTATAGATGCTATGCCCGACCACATCGAAAAGATGTTTTTAGAAATAGACGATGCACCAGCCGCAACTTATGCACTGGCTAAAGAAGGCAGATTGGCCTCGATTTATTCGATGCCGCCTCACTTGGCCGCTGCTCACATTGTGCAGGCTGAAATTCGGGGGCAGCAGTATTTGCGGCAAGCCTCAAAACCACAAACACAACCACTACAAACAATGCAACCCACACAACAAGCGCCCAAGCCTATCGGTTCGCTGAGGGGCACGGGTAAATCCAACAAATCACTAGGCGACTTGTCACCCGATGAGATCGTCAAACGATATATCAAATAGGAGAATAAAAAATGCCTAATACCATTACCAATATTAAAGAGGTTGGCGCAATTATCGCTAAAGGCGCTGCCAAAGTATTTGAAGACAATCTGATGTTTTGCAAATCTATTGCAAAAGCGGACGAAAGCGATTTTGATGGCAAGAACGGTTATAAATCCGGTCAAACCATTAACGTCAACTTGCCAATGCGCTCTATTCCAACAAGCGCGTTTGACCAAACGTCCACAATTCAGGATATTGTCGAAACCACAAAGCCTTTGACGCTGAATATTATTTCGTCTCAGGCTTTTGAGGTTAATTCCTTGGAATTTGCAACTGAGCTTGCACTCTCCAGCGTTATGACCCGCATTATCAAGCCTGCCGCCGTTTCGATGGCGCATGACTTTGAAAATAAAGTCCTTGCACAAGCAACGGATGCTATTTTTAACAGCGCAGGAACCGCAGGAAGCAACACGTTTGACGTTGATGTCATTCTTGAGGCTCGCCAGAAAATGAACGAAGCCCTTTGCCCGAAAAATTCGGACGAGCGTTTCTTCCTTTTCAACAGCCGCGCAGGGCGCGCTGCGGTTAATGCTCGTAAGGGTTTGTTTCAATCGTCAACCGAAATAGCCAAGCAATACAAAGAAGGCTATGTCGGTGTTGCTGATGGCTTTAACTGGCTTGAAAGCGAAATGACCCAAAACCACACAAACGGCAATGACATTGTGTTTGAAGTCCGCACGACGGTATCAACGCAAGGCCAAAGCACGCTGGTAGTTGAGGGTTTGACCACCACCACTGGAACGGTCACTAAAGGAACGGTGTTTACTGTTGCTGGCGTTAAAAAAGTGCACCCGCAAACTAAAGAAACTCTTGATGAGCTTCAGCAGTTTGTTGTGACTGCGGATGCTACGGCTGATGGCTCTGGGTATGCGACTTTGAGCATTTCACCAGCTATGTACACAAGCGGTACATTGAAAAACATTGCCTCGTTCCCTCAAGACGGTGATGCAATTACTCCTGTTGGTGCAGCGTCAACGGCCTATCGTCAAAACATAGCGTTCCACAAGAACTCTTTTCGTTTGGCGACCGTTCCTTTGATTATGCCTAAATACGCTGAGTTTGCCGAACAGTACACATACAACGGTATTACAATGGCAGTTGTGTATGACTGGGATCAACTCAAGCGGTCAATGGTACTTCGTATGGATGTCCTTGGGGGCCTCTGTGAGGAGCGTCCTGAGTGGGCTTGCCGCATACCTAACTAATAAATACGGGCGGGGCCTAAACAGCCCCGCCTTTTAACCCCCATAGACAAGGATTTAAAAAAATGACCGCAAACACTGTAAAATTTGAAGGCGCGCTAACACAAGACACGCGCAATGCAATCAATATTGGTATTGGTGATTATTCGTTATGCACGACTGCATTTTCGCAAGCAACTAGCACAACTTTGGCAAATGTTGAGGGGCTTGTTACTGAAAGATTGGCTCCCGGCACGTATGATTTTGAAATCAACCTGATTACGACTGCCGGCGCATCCGGTGGCGTAAAGGCGGCTTTAAAGCAAGGCACGGCTGGAATGCTTACCTCAATCAGCGCGACTGTGACAGGTTTAACGGCTGCGGGTGTTGCAAACACTACATTTACAACAGCAACTGACGCAGCGTCTATCATCGCTGCAACAACGGCCTATGTAGCTGTGCGTGTAAAAGGCATCGCCGTTATTGGTTTGCCCGGCACGTTGCAGGTACAGGTTGCACAAAACGCATCCGACGCCACAGCGACAACCGTTGCGCTTCGTTCATCCATGGTATTTAGAAAGATTCTCTAATGCTTACATTTAAAAAAGGCGATTGGGTAAAATTTATCGACCCGTCATCAACTCTCATTTCTGTGTTAAAGGCGGAAGGCTGGAAAGCTGAAGGCGAGGTTGAGGTTGCTAAAGAAGACAGCAATCTTGACGCACTTCGCGCTGAGGCAGAGGTATTGGGTTTAAAAGTGCACCATAAAACAGGTGCCGAAAAACTTAGTGCCTTGATTGCTGAAGCAAGGGCGGCAGCATGACCACAGCTCTGGGCATAATCACATCGGCAATGCGGAAGGCGGGCGTTCTTGTAAAGAATGAGTCACCTCCCGCAGACGAGGCTGCAGACGGCCTTGAAATGTTAAACGATTTGCTTGCCAGCATATCGAATGACCCGACTGTTGTTTATGCCAGAACCACGGAAAACTTTGCGCTTTCCGGCGGCGTTACCAGTTACACAATCGGGCCGAGCGCGACATTCAATACAACGCGCCCGGTTCGGATTGTGTCCGCTTATGTAAGAAATGCAACAACTGACTATCCGCTTGATATTATCAGCGATGAGCAATATTCAACGCTTACTGTAAAAAACAGCACGGGCATTCCAGAATTTTTAAATTATACAAATGGTTTTCCGCAGGCGACAATTAACCTTTATCCAACCCCATCGTCAGGATATACGCTTTATATCGTCACGGAAAAGCCATTAACCACGTTTGCGCTTAGCGACACGGTAAGCTTACCACCCGGCTGGCGCAGGATGCTTGTTTACAACCTTGCGGTTGAATTAGCACCAGAATATGGACAGCCTTTAACCGCCGATGTTTTGCAGATTGCCAAAGATAGCAAAGCCGAAATTAGGGCGGCAATCATGGCG